AGACACGACATACGTCACCACCTTCAGGAAGAAGAGTTACAGCAAGCCAGTCACCTCCTCCACGGACAGTGACGCATGTTGGTTGGAGATCTTGGTCAACGGCACACTGATCATGTCAGTGGCTATGAACAACTCTACCATGATGCTCCACGACCCTGACTACGATGTCATTGTCGGAGCTGCCTTCGTCAATGATCACGTGGATGACAGCGTCAACTTTGCGGACACCACGAACCTGAGAGGATCAGTTACCCCCGCGTTGATGAAGTATTCCAACCAGCACTTCATGGGGCATCACCAAGACTGTCCAGGGTTCTTTGACCTTGGCTTCTTCAGGGTGTGGCTCGGTGCTGCACTCGATGACGATGATGTCTCACAGGCGGGTGGGCAGACGATTGAGGACAAGGACCTCACCCAGGGGCTGGTGGTCAACCTGGAGATGGATCAAGTCACTGGGGCACAAGTTCCCTCTCGTGGCCGTTACCCAATGCTATTCGATTTGGGCTACAAGAGCTTTGGTGCTGGCCCACCGAAGCAGGAGACTAGGACCAACGGTATTTGGAACAGCAACGAGGCGATGATCACCCTGGGTTGGGGTGGGGAGGATCGTCTCGGCTACACCAAGCAGCCTGCAAACTTCGACAATGAGTATGATGAAGCAGACTGCAAGCTGCTCGCCTCCTACAACAGCACGCTGCGCCAGCAAGGTGGAGTGCTCTCTGTCTTTGATGACGTGGTGCTGACAGACCCGAGCTTGGGTGGCGTGTTTGGTGTGGAATACATCTCAGGGCATGGGCTGCTGAATGATTTTGTTCCTGGGTCCAAGTGGGAGAGCACAACCATCGGCGACCGAGCCATCCTTACCTCCACTGGGGGCACACCGAAGTCCTACAACGGCAAGGTGATGGTGGAGGCTGGCATCCAGAAGTGGCGTGGTGGTCGCATCACAGGGGCGTCCATCGTCGGCAGCGCACCGAAGCTGTTGGGGGACAAGTGGTATCATATTCGTGTGGTGTATCAGGACGAGGCTGACTCACTGCAGGCAGTGTCTCCACCGATCCTGGTGAAGACCAGCACGGCAAACAAAGCCATCAAGATCAAGAACATCCCGCAGCATCCTGACCCACGTGTCACGTCTGTGAGGATCTACCGCACACAGGGGCACCAGACTCGGGAGCTGGCTGAGGCAGACACGCCTCGTCTCTCCAGGCTGGGCATCTTCCCCAACAAGTCCTACATCGGAGACGACCCAGGCATCGATATTGATGGCTACGAGGACACGAATCTGTTCCCGGTGCCACTTGAGCTGGACATCATGCCTGTGCCACAAGGGTCCACCTCTGCCTCGTTCAACGGGAGACTGTTCATTGCAGGCAATCCTGTTGTCCCAGACGCATACTATTGGAGCGAGGGAGGCAACCCTGAGAAGTTCCTGGACTCCAGCGTCAGGATCCTAGAAGAGGGAACCGGCGACCGAGTCATCAAGCTCCTTGCTACCTTCGGTGCTCTGTTCGTGTTCAAGATGAACTCGATCTGGCGCGTTGATGAGGTGCAGCCAGGAGTGATGCAGCACACAAAACTAGTGGAGGGTCTCGGCGCAGTGGCCCCCCGAGCGGTGACAGTTTTCACCGTCCCGGAAACAGGGCGGGCCATGATCTTCTTCTGGTCCAGGCATGGTCCGTTCCTGTTCGACGGGATCAACTTCATCTACGTTGGGCAGCCCCTGGAAGAGAACATTGACGATCGTTCCTTCGAGTGGATGGCTTACGATGACCTGTTCCTGCTCCACGAGATCGGGGACAGAGAGATCATCGTCTTCTACAAGGCACAGACGGACAACATCACTTCGAGGAGGATCGACAGAGCGGTCGTGTTCAACTACCGCTACAGCTCCTTCGGAAGAGATGGTGCCTCTCCTGTGTGGTATGAATACACGGGGATGCTTGGTGCCTATGCGACAACGATCCTCCTGTCGAACGCGAAGATCGCTGCCTCTGGTGGTGCTGCACAGCCTTCAGGTCAGAACACTGAGCAGTATCTTGCGCTGATCGGTGGTGACAATGGTATGGTTTACAAGTGGGGGTCATCTGATTACGACGGGCTTCCCAGTGAGACTGCTGCATACACCGCACAGTGGACGATCTCTACCTGGACAGTCGGCACCTCTACACTGACATTCACTGGTGGTCCATCATGGAATGACCTTCGTGGTTTGTGGGTGACCATCATCAAGGCAGACTATTCGGACTGGTTCACCATCCCGGTGGAGTCCAACTCCTCGTCAACCATCGTTCTGGATACAGGCTACAAACCTGTCCCCTTCACACCTGATTCTGGGGACCTGATGTATATCGGGCGACCTCCTGCCTACATCAAGATGCCTTGGGACTCACTGGATCAGCCTGCCTACAACAAGGAGATCCATCGAATCCTCCTGTGGTTCGACAAGGACGTCTACTACCAATACTCCAGGGACTGGGCCACGAGCGCGGAGAAGACATGGACAGTGCTATCCGATACCGCACTCAAGAGAACACAGCTTGACCTACCAGGAGGCTACAACTGCGAAGTCATGAGGCTGGAGCTGGCTTCGTTCGAGACTGACTCCAGGATTGATGCCTACGGGTTCATGGCAACGCCTGCCTCTACGGAGGACTCGCCGCAATGACCGAGACACCACAATCCCTTTTCCAGGGGATCACAAAGAACCTGACCTCCATTGACGATGTGGATCCGCCGACAAAGAATCTGATCCATCAAATCGTGCGAACAGTGGAGAATCAAAACAATGCCATACGAAGGCTAGAAACTTCCCTCGTGGCTTTGCAGTCCAGGATCGAGGCGTTAGAAAGCAGTCCGAACAGCGAAGAGGTGTAGCCATGACCAGTGTGAAGAAAGTGCCGTTCAGTGAAGCGGTCAACTGGCGTGGTATCCTCATCACTGAAGTCGCGGATCCAGGCAACCTGATTCACACAGCTGTGAAGGAGGAGGCTTCGAGAGACGAGGTCTGGTTGTGGGCGTCCAACTCTGCTGGTGGTGGTGCTGTTGTTGTGCTTACTGTGGAGTTCGGTGGCACAACTTCCCCTGATGATCTCGTTGTGGTGGAGGTGCCGGATAACAACACAGTCCCCATCCTCCAAGGTAGAGTGCTCGATGCTGGTCTTGAGGTGAGAGTCTTTGATGACACAGGGAGCACCGTCAATGTGTGGGGCTACGTGAACAGGGTGACCGGGTGACGGACAAGGGCAGACTCCTGAGCAGAAACTTCCACCTAGATGGTGGGGTCTGGTCGGGCAGTGACATCCTATACTATGATGCAACCACTGGGAAGTGGTGGGCCGACAGTGCGTCTACAGGGCATACCCATGATCACGGAGGGTTGACTGGGCTGAGTGATGATGACCATACACAGTATCTGCTGATCACTGGTTCCCGAGCAATGTCTGGGAACCTGGATCTTGGTGGCAACCTCATCGTCAGCAACGGCAGTGCCACGGGGATCTTCGTCTCAGACTCTGGTAATGTCGGCATCGGGACGACTGCGCCGGGATCCGCTCTCGAAGTGAACGGCGACATTGGATTCGACTACGGGGCGACGAACAACTCGATCCTGATGCCCGGTTCGATCGGAACAAGTTCGATGAAGCACACTCAGTCGAACGGCGAGATCAACTTCAAGGCGATGGGTGCCTTCATCTTCAACTCGCAAGGTAGCGTCGTCACGTTCCAGACCGCTGGGGTCGAACGAGCGCGGGTCAGCAGCACAGGGCTTGGCATCGGCGTCACGCCGGGGGTCGAGCTTCACGTTCAAATGACGAACGCACGCGCGCGCCTTTACGCGACCGGAACCAACGACCCGATCCTCTGGCTCGGCGGCGGGATCTCATCGACAGCGCGCTATGGGCAGGTGGGTCTCGACTACTCGGCGTCCGAAGTATACTTGGCCTACGGGAGTGGAGGCTCGAATCGCGCGATTCAGATCGACTCGTCGCAGCGAGTCGGTCTCGGCAAAAGCCCAGGTTACAACTTCCACGTCTACACGAACGACACCGCGACCGACGCAGCGATCGTGCTTGAACAAGACAGCACGGGCGATTGCTTCATGGGCTTCCTGCTCTCCGCGACCCGGCAGTGGTCTGTCGGAATCGACAACAGCGACTCGGACTCGTTCAAAATCTCAGCCGAGGCTTTGTTTGCCACGAGCACGATCATCACCGTGAAGACGACCGGCGACACCGGCTTCGGCGGGCTGACCAATCCGCAGGAGGATGTCCACGCGGACGACACCGTTCGGGCGGACCAGCGATTCAATCACAACGGAACGGACGGGGGAACCAGCAACCCGACTGTCACCTGGACGGACGGGGGCGGACAGTCTCACGAAGTCACGATCGGCGGCGGGATCGTCACGAGCTGGCTCATCGACTCATCCGAACAACTTATCTAGGAGAACCAAATGGGATATTTGACTCAGAAACACATTTCCACCAGCCCAGTTTTCGAGGGGAAAGTCGAGATGGCCCTCGTGAAGCTCATCGAGGCAACGCTTTCGAGCACGAACGTGAAGCACGTCGCCATGGCCAAGCAGGTCATGGGGAACATCCACATCTACGTCCGCGATCTGGTCCTCCTCCTCGCAGGTGAGGGG